TCCATAAATCCAGATACACATAATTGTCTTCCTTGTGTTACCAAACTACTTTTCATAACTTGGAACATTACAGGTATTTTTCTAACAAAACATTCTTTTTGAAATTCTAAACAAGCTTTAAAATAATGAATGGATACATCTGAATGAACAGGGGTTGCTACAAAAATACGATAGGGTTGCTTAAATGACATTTAAAAAATTCTCCCAATAAGTCTTTATTACACTCCAATGATAAAATTGTCTATAGTACTGTTGTTGAAATTTCATTTTATTTTCATCTGGATTACTTAACATAAAAGGTAATTGATCTATGACTTGAGTAAATTGAGTAGCTAATAATTTTCTATTATTTTGATAAGGAACATATATTGCAAACTCAGCACAAGTTTCATACAAAGCACCGAGGTCCGTGGTTACTACAGCAAGACCCGCGGCTAACGATTCCATGGCCGCTATACAGAAGGTCTCTTCAAATGTAGAAGGATGCACGTAACAATCATAAGTATGAAGTATTTTCATTAATTCTTTATGATTTAAATAGCCTTTATAATTTACATTTTTCATTGATTTTGCTTTATCATATAGAGCAGTAAATTTATCATCATTATATTTTTTAAAATTGTCTCCATAGATCTGGGTACTAGAGTAAACATCTAATTCTACTTTGTCTGTTTTAATTTGTTCCATGGCATCTAAAAGAACATCTAATCCTCTCCATGGTGTTGAAGTGTAAATTAATTTTAATTTATCTTTAGGTTTAAAATCTGTTTTAATGACTAAATCATCATCAAATCCATTCTTAATAACTGAACATAACTCTGTAGGGATGCTAAAGAAATATCTATATTTTTCATAAGTCCAATGAGAGTTAAATACATAGTAATCATATTTTCCATGATTTAATTTGTTTTGAAACCAAGGCATTAAATTTGCTTGATCATAACTATTATGAATCCAAAGCAAGTTTGGTTTATCTACTACTAGTTTATCTTTTTCTGGAACTGAAGTTGTTATTTGAACTTTATTAAGAAGGTCTTTAGATACGTATTTATTTAAATACTCTAATTGTATTTCGGTACCACCGTAGGGATTCATTATTTAGTTTTACCAAATACCTCTAAAGATGCAACGGTTATTTTAAGATCTTGTTGTAAATCTTCTGCTTTTGTAGGTGTATTAGGATCTGCTACGTCCGCATGAAACTCTGCTAGATTTGAATATGTTTGTCCAGTAGATTTATTTTTAATAGTTTCTTCAGTCTTAGCTGGTAAAACTGGAACTTCTACGCCGTCTATAATTACTGTCTTCATAAAATATTAATATATACTATTATCGTCTACCTTGTCCACGATATTCTTTTTTATCGTTTCTTTTATTTGGGTTTTTTGAATGTCGTCCAGGTCTTTTTTTGTTAGTCTGTTTAATAAACTGACCATTTCCTACACTTAGTTTTCTAGCCATTCTGATTTTTTCTACTTAGCACGGCATAGGAAATCTGTCCAGATATCACTGCAGCTGTTGCAGCTTGAAATGTTAAATAATCATTTTCTTCCATAACTAATGTATTATGAACTGCACTGTCGTGAGAATCTGCAGGAATTTTTACATGATAAAATATAGCACTACCATTAACTGTATTCAAATAAAAATTACAATCCACAGTATTATTATGTGTATTTGAAACACTTATTTCTTTTATAATAAATCTTGTGGTTGCATTAACTGTAAGAGTGGTTGTTAAATTTGTTGTAGATAATCTGTAAATATCGCTTTTATATTCTATTGTCATTCTGCTCCACTTCCAATTAAAAACCAATTAAATGTTTGTAGTTCTTCGTTTAAATCTTCTAGATAAGAAGTATTAAGTTGTGTCCTAAGTGTAGCAAGAGCCTGCAAAATTTGTCTTTGGTTGTCTGGAGAAAATTGTTCTGTTGGTTCTGGTATAAAATAATCTATCTTTGCCATAATTATTGTGGGATGCTTCCAGCTCTTCCGTCTGGTTGTATATCTACTCTAAATATCCCGTATCTCCAGTTATCATCTATTGCATCGTTTTCTATTTTAATGCTAGCTAATCTTGCTCTAGCACGCGTGTCTACCTTATCAGTAGATGTGGTTATTGTAAATGGACCAACATATGTTTCTCCTTTAGCTGTAGTCGTATCTGCTGGATAAGACCTTAGATACAATGTTACATCAACTGTTCCTTCTAAATTTTTAAAATCTGGTATAAATCTTCTAACTGATAAGAAATATTCACCATCTCCATCTGCATCTAAATCAAAGTCTCCCGATCTAACATAAGCAGATATAGCCAGACTAGTTGTATTATTAGTTGTTAAATTTAATACTTCATTTTTACCTTTTTCTTGTATAAAATAATATGAAGCCCCCACACTGACTCCATTAATTGTAGGAATCGTTGGAGTTTTAGTTGCATCATATTCAGTTGCATATGGAAACTTAAATACTTTAGAATTTTCCCAAGTAGTTCTAGCTAATGATCCTGTTGTCCAAGTATTTTCAGCATAATTAATTGTAGTCACTCTATCAATTTGTTTTGATCCAGCTTTTGGATAAAACCAATTTATTTCAGTAAATAATGTATTTAATCCAGCATAGACAATATCTCCAGCTGAATAATTAATTCCTAAATTATCTGTACCCTTAGTAGTAAATACAAAATCTTCAACTAAAGATTCAACATCTTTGACAGTACCATCATATATAAAAAATCCACCTGAATCTCCCATCCACCAAACCGCTCCGTTAACAAACACCATTGCATGTTGGCCAATGCATCCACAATTAGATCCTACTTTTCTAATACTAAATGTATAAGGAGATCCAACATATTGAATACTATAAGCTGCAGTATCTGTTAAAACTAAAATATAATCCTTTGCTCTTACAGCACCTACAATAGTTGTGCCGTCATCTAATCTAAATGTACCTGCGGTGTTTGTAGAAGTAGGGTCATATTCTTCAATATCTTCTTGATCAGAAAATCTTATAAACATTGGATCCTGCGTTGCTGGTGTTCCTATAAGTGTTTCCGTTCCTAAATGTAATAAATGTCTATCTCTATCAGAGACTATTGTCATAACCGAGGCTGTTGGATTAGTTGGAACTAGTGAAGCTCTGGTGCTGACACCTGTTCCAGCAGTTGGAGCCCATTTAAATGTTGAACCATTTTTAATTGTAGCTATTAATAATTCTCCAAAATTATCTAAAGACCAGTTTGCTGCTGCAATATCCGTATTAGATACTGTCCTAGGTGTTCCCCACGTAGATAGATTCCACGTTCCAGCTCCCCATCCATATGCTAATGTTGATGCAATAGGTCCAATAAAATAATAAGGAGTTAGGCCTAATGTTCCCCCCGCAGTTACTCCAGTTCCAGTTTCAACTGTTGCCATGGTAATAGTAAAAGTATTTACTGTAGGAGTTGTTTTAACTTCAAAAGTGTTTGTTGTAAAACTTGCCGCTGTATATCCAGTCGTAGGACTTCCTGGAGTCGTGGCACTTGTAAATTTAAATAGTTCTCCAACTAATAATCCATGTGAAGATTTATTAATTGTAACCGTTGCTGATCCTGTTATAGAAGTATATGTACAAGAAGCTAATGCTCTTGTTGAATCAAGTGGTGTAATATCATAAATATCATCTCCATCATATACATAAAGACATTTATTAGTTCCGAGAGCCGAGTAACGTCTACCAGTCAGATCAGTCCACATCCATTGGGCCCTAACTGCTCCTACCATTAGTTTAGATGTAATCTGTTCCCAACCACCTATTTTCTCAGGTGATCCATAACGGAAACGTACATTATCTCCATCAATCCACTCCCCTTCAGCTTGTGAGGCGGTGGCTTGTTTATTAAACCCTGATTTTAATGCTATCTTTTTTAATGGCATATCTACGCCTATTATAACATTAATTAACTATACCTAAAAGATTAGGTTATTTTTTAAACCAAGAAGGAAGTCCTAAATGTGGTCTTCTGTCGTATATATTTTCTTTAGACCCTTTAGTTTCTATATTATTGTAATGTAAAAATACTTGACCACAATCATCAAAGGATAATTTATCTCTCCAATGTTCTAATTCATTCCCTCTATAAACTAACATATCACCAGGTTGTAACATTACTTTAACACCTTTTGATTTAGATGCTTTATAATTTCCTGTTTTTTCATCAACACTACCTAATGATGCATCTGGTTCTAAATATATTGGCCAACAACCACCACCTAAGTGCATAGTTGTAGAAATCTCACATGAAAATCTATCTTTGTGTTTATTTAAGACATCTCCTTTTTTATAAATCCTAGCATAAGAATAATTTGGGTTTAATTTAAGAGATGTCTGTCTTTCCATTACTGGAAGTAATTTGACAAGTAATGTTTCCATTACAATGTCAGAATAATGTGAATATGTTTCTGGAACTTGGGCATCATTCCACACGCCGAAATACTCCGTAAACTGACTTATATACTTTGTATCAAACATCGTTCTTGCAACTGTTTTCTTCATCATGAAATAATCATAACAAAACTTAGCAAGATCTTCTGATATCGCTTCTTTAATAATTACGTATTTATCTTTTTTAAAACTCATTTTTTCTCCTTTACTGTATTTCTAACAGTATCTGTTATCATTTTTCTTACAGCTTGTAAATTGAAATGTATAAATCTAAAAGGTTCTACCCCATCATCAACCACATATTGATGTTCCATATAAGCTGGAAAAAATATCATAGTACCTGGTTTTGGCTTGTAATGAAGTTGATGTGTTCCAAGTGTAATTTCAGTTTCATTTTTTAATGGTAATTGTGTCATTAATTTTGCTGGTCTTGGATCGTGAAATACTGGTATTGAAGTTTTAT